AATGTCAGATTCAGAAAACCCAGCAAGGGCCACTTCTATGACATAATTGTAGTCATCTTCTTTACGAATGTTGTAGGGCGGAAATCCACTATCCTGTGATGTATTAGGAAAATCCATCAAACGATTGAACATACGGTCAAATCCTACGGAAAGACCCATAAATCGTTCAAGATCGCCTGCTGTGAATGGGGTGTGATGTGCTAGTGTTACCATATTACCTCCTTCTAAAAGCAAGGTTATTAAAAATAACCCATTCTGTAGCACACAGCAATGGGTAGTATAATGAGGTCTCCACTATGGACAACCTCAATCACGCCAACCCTCTCCTTTTAGGAAATGTTCGGCACGATGTTTTAAAACAATCCAAATTAATTCGGGTAAAGTGTCGGCAGTATAATTACCAACCCCATGAATCAATAATTTGTATTTTGTTTCCATAGTTATTTATCTCACATTTAACTTTTTTTTGTAAAAAGATATAATCTTTCACTATTCCCAAATTCTTTCTGTTTTCCAACACCTAATGAAGTTTGAGTTTTCCATTGAATTTGTTTAACTCCAATATCAGTAAAATATTTCTTTGCAATATTTGAAAGATCATCACCGATAAAAATTGTTTCATTTTTACTCCTATATTGTGGAACAATAACAAAACTAAAAATACCACCTTTTTCAAGAACACTATGACATATTTTCACAGTCTCTTCCCAATATCCTTTTAACCAATCTTGATAATTAGGAAAAGATTCAATTGATTGTTCTCCACCTTCATATACTTCTAAATCAAAATATGGTGGAGAAAAAAATACTGAATCAAAATATTCTTTATATGTTTCAATAAAATTGTGTCGTTTGTCTATTTGTTCAGAAGGACAACAATAAAAATCATATTTTAAATTATTACTATTAAATGGATTACTGGTATGCTCTTCACATAACTGTTTGCATTTATCCACTACATGAGGAATTACATCTATACCCACATAATGTTTAACATTAGCACTAAATGAACCTATAAGATAAGATGCCCAACCCAAACATGGTGTTAATAATTTTTCTGACTTTAAAATATTACTAATAATATATGCAGCTGTATTGGGATTGAATATTGAAGCTTTACTTGATGTGCCTCTAAGTATACCAAAAAGACGAGAATTATGATGTTTATCTCTTACTACAAATTTTTGAGAACTAGGAGTTTTCCATATTCTAAAAATGAAAGGTTGTTCTACACATTTTTTTAAAACTTCATGGGTTGTGGGAAGTCCCATTGAATTTGTCGTATAAGTTGAATATACATCTTCCCAAAATAGATTTTTGACAATTCTCCCATACTCAGTTTTTATAGAACCATCTATAATTCCATTCATTTCACATGGTACAATTCCAGAAATATGTTGTCTCGCTGTTTGTTTTATGTGCAAATCATACCAATTTTCTAAAAACTTTTCTGGAGCTTCTACAAATACTTGATAACATCGTTTACAAAAATCTTCTATTAATTCATCTGTCCAAAGTTCACTTTCGTTAGCCCATTCAACAAATAACTTAGCCTCTTCATAAGTTTCTCCATACTTAGCTAATAATTTTAATTTGGATTTATATTCCAAATATTCTATTTTTTCTGGTATATTAAATGATTTTAAAAAATCATTATACGAAGTGTAAATCATTTGGTCTTTTTGCAAGAGCTTCAGCAACCCGTTTTGTTAATATTTCCCATTTCCAATCAGCATTCTTTCGTTTTGAAAATGTATAGTCATGAACTAAGTCTTCATTAACTAAAAACCAATCAATAAAATCATAATTAAATGTAGGGTTATTCAATAACGACAAAGAATATCCAGAAATTTTAGATAATATTATAAGTTTTGATTCGGTATAAAATTCACCTGGCCATCTTTCTTTTTTTGAACGATTACATGGTGTACATAATGGTATCATATTATTTAAAGTATTAGCATAAAAATTATGTAATGGTAAAATATGATCTAATTCAAGTTTTTCAGTCGATCCACAATTAAAACATTCTTCTCCATGTTGTTCATAACATAGTATATCTAATTCATCATTTAATAAAATTGCTTCATTAAGATGTTTTTCCCTAAAAAGTCTCAATACAGTTTCAAAATATCTACTACTAGCAGCCTTCTTCAATTCTGCTGGAGTTCGTAAATAATTCCTATATCTTGTCATGTATTTACATGTTCCATTCCTCCCTTCGTGTTCTGTAATCCATGAAAGAGGATGAATAGCATTTAATCCTAAAAATTCACACCAATCACAATGTACCATATCTTCATCATAATCATTGAAAAGATTTGCAGAAGGACGTAAATTTATTTTCTTTTTATATCCAAATTCACCAAGTAGTTTCCCACTACTATGCGGCCCACGCCCACCTTCATGTACATAACCACGTTTTTCTATAAAAATATTGTTAATTTTCTCGAACACATTTTTAAGTACAGAACCATTGTATATAAAATTACCACCTGAATCTCTCTCAGACAATATTTTCAAATCATTTTCAGTCAACACAGTTTTCATAATCAATTCCTTTTTCACTCTTTCAACTTACATTATACTAAATTTTGTCAGGGATGTCAAGTGTAATAATTAATATTTAATACAACTCTTCTATGTCAATATTATTTCTTTCCTGTTGACCCAAATCCCCCCTCTCTATCTGTTTTTGTCTGTGGACGATCTTTCACCTCTTCTATTATACATGGTTGGTCTTTAAATAATTCACCCTGACAAATACGTTCATTATGATTCACATATTTAACATCTCCACTTATATTTACAATCATTGCAAAAACTGGTTCGACATAATCCCAATCAATAATCCCAACATTATTTGCTAATGTTAATCCTTGTTTGAGTGCAAGGCTGGATCGTGGATATAATCTAACCGAATAACTTCTTGGTATATCAAAAATGAGGCCTGTGGGTATTAAAACTCTTTCATTAGGATTGACTTGTACCCTTCCGTTTAATACTACTCTATTTTTATTCTCTACTACTTCTAGTTGATTTAAATATACTTTTATTGGTTTATCTTCTTGTAAGAAAGAGTACAAGTCAAAACATGCAGACCCCCTCGTAGCACGAATGGGGTCTTTTACTTCTGGATGTAATTTATAATAATGTAAATCATTGCTCATTGTCAACATCAGAATCCCTTTTATTCCCAATATTATATTTTGGAGTTAATTCCCATTCATCCTTTTCTTTAAAGGACAGAATCTTTAACTGACTCAATGGCACCGTAGGTTCTGAAGATTTTACTGGTTCCGCTAGTTTGATTAACTCCCATTCTGCGAGAAGATTTGCAATCGTATTTCTTCGTGCTTCATCATTCTCTGAAAAATTTGTTGCTTTTCCGTCTAGTGCGAACAGTTCTTTAAAATGTACTATGTAATATTTACCCTGCTTGTGCAGGATGTGACAAGATTGAAATAAAGTTTTTTCTTTTCGTGATGCAATCCCGATTCGTGTAAGGGTTTCTCGTACCTTTAGGAAATCATCCGGCTCATTTAATTTCACTTCAATCATCGCTTGGATAATTGTTTCACTCATTTTGATCCTTTCAAACCACCTGTATCAATTCTTTGTTTAATAATATCCAGTTGCGAATCATCGAGTAAAGTAGCATATTCTCTCGCTTTCGCATAACTGCATTTATAATATACCTTGATTAATTCAAGAACTTCATTATTTTCTCTTTTTAACCATTTACTATACCTTTTTTTAGGTCTAATAGTATTTAGAAAAAAGTCAAATTGAAGTTTTGAATCAAGATGGTTGTTGAAATTCATTTCATTTGCATAAAGAACAGTATCATGATTAAAACTTAGTGCCCGATTTATAATGAATTGTTTATACTCCTTCTCAAGCTCAGGAGTTTCATCTATCAGATTAACCTTTCCATGATTAATCTGTTTTACAAAATCAAAAGGATTCATGTCCACAATCCTGACAAATCAGATATTTTTCCACCTCTAGTTAATTCACTATGAAAATCTTTGTGTTTTTCCAACTTACCATTTGCATCTTTTCGTGTTTTAGAACTATCAAATCCTTCAAGGTGTTTTATCATCTTCTCTTTAATAGTATCATCTGGAATGAATAAACGAGTATGGCGAGAAGTTGGGTCATCTTTCAGTCCAAACTGCAAACACCATCTACGAATAGTTTCCCAAGAATTTCCACCTTGGCCATCAACCATTTTTCGGTGTGTTTGAAATAAGAAATCTTTTTTATATTCTAACCCATTAAGAATAAAATACAACCAAGGTTTACAAAACGAACCTTCCTTATTTTTCTTGGTAAGATTCCAACTTTGAATCATGGCCTGAACCAAATTGTCCCGAAATACAGCATCGTGTTTTGGAATATCATGAGAAAAATTATCTGGTAAATTTTGCAATTTTTGTTGAAATTCTCCTTTTGTCTTAAAATATAGAGGATAATTATCACCAAGAACTTCTCTCATCATAGGAGAATCATACACCAATGTAGGTGTACCCACTTGTATTGGGTCTTGTACTGAAAGATTCCAAGTTGCATACCCTTTAATCCATGCAACCGATGCATAAGAACCACGTAGAAAATCAGAATACAATTCAAAAGAACCAATCAAAGATTTAGGAATACCATCATATGCATACTTAAATCTACCTGGCTCAAATACTGATTCTTCTTGGCTTTCTTCTAATTCCTCTAATCCAGATGTCTCAACTGGTGAATATCCAGACAATGGTTTCTTGACTTTTTCATCAGTAACCAAAACTTGATATTCTTCTGGCAAACCTTCCATCATCTTATGAAGTTGTCTCGCTCCAGTTGTTTCATTCCAACGATGATTAAACGCTATTATTTTCTTTCCTTCTGGTGGACTCCAATACTCTCCATTTGTTTGTGGAAGTGGTTTTGCTTTAAGTGGTAATTTTGCAATTTTATCCAACAAAACCTTTTTATCTGGAACTAAAACATGCGATACTTTTTCAAAATTTGAAAGAATATATTCTGCACTAGCATCAGAATGAAAAAAGATTTTACTACATCTATCAATAGCTTCAAATTGTCTGAAAAATGTAGGTGGAAAGGCTGGTGCCGGACTTGATGCATTACAATCAACCCAATGAAAAAATGCAAATGCATCTGTATTGTTCATACTATAACGTAGAGACAACAAATTCCAAAGAACATTTGTAAGAATTTCTGGTTGATGTGTGAATACAAAATCAATATCAATTGAAGATGTTTCTAATGTAATGAATTCGCCAGGACGAAATTCTACTTTTTGTCTTCCTGAAAAGATACGACAAAAGGTTTTACCATCAAAATTAGCACGATTCTGCATAACAGATTGAGGATAAGGAAACGGAATTATCGTTACGTTATCCATTGAATACAGACGGTCAGAAGGGGAGAGAGTGTTCAATTCTGGTATCATGATATAGTGATGGCACATTGGTAGAAAATCCACCGTATCCATCATCACTTTCCAGTTTGAACATCTCTCCACCACATATTTACTCCCTTTCCAACGAACAGGAGAAGCTACGTGAAGAATGCGTTTCCCAAATATTGGAACGTTACCATACTTCTTAAATATTTCACTCATACAAATTCACATTCTGCCATTAACTCAACAAGGCACGCTACAAGGTTGATTTCTTGGTCTGCAACAAAAGCAGATTTATACTGGTAATCAGCAATTATCAAGACGGCTTGCGGAATAGAACTTTTTTCCGATACACTATATAGCTCATCATATATTTTACGATAGACTGATGTTGGGTCATTATCAACATTAGAAACAACCCATTGTCTCATATTTGAAAAGTTTTTTTCACGTAATGAATTTATCAACTCCTTCATATTCATTTCTTTGATATTTGCAAGAATACCAGAATTGATTTCACCAGAAGTTGAATACCTTTGTAACTCATTTAGTACTCTCCTAAAATCTGGAAAGTGCTTGAGAACAAGTTTTGCAATTACATTTTTATCAAATACAATATTTTCATTAGAAAGAATATACTCAACTCTATTCATAAATTGAGATGCAATTATTGGTCTTTCATCTTTATCAAGAGTGAAATCAATAACTGCACAACGTGAATGAATAGGTTCAATAATACGATTTTTGTAATTACAAGTAAAAATGAAAGAACAATTATCAGCAAACTTTTCTATAAAGTTTCTCATCGCTGGTTGTACTGAATCGGGATTCATATAATCCGCTTCATCAATTATTACAACTTTACGACTACCTGTCAAAGAAATAGTAGAACAGAATTGTGTCATCTTAGTTCTAAGAGTATCAATCATTCTACCTTCATCAGAACCATTGATGATAAGATAGTCCGCTCCTGTCTCGTTGCAGATTGCACGAGCAGCAGTTGTTTTGCCAATACCCGATGTTCCTGAGAACATCAGATTTGGAATTTTATTTTGACTGACTACATCTCTGAGAGTTGTTTTAATTGATTCAGATAAAACACAATCATCAATAGTTTTTGGGCGGTGCTTTTCCACCCATAATAAAGAATCTATCATAATTACCCCTCATATGTGGAGTTCTGCTCGAGAGCAATCCAGTATTCTAGGGAATCTGATTTTCTTTTGAAATGTGATATTCTTTTAGAAGAAAGTTCAATGTCATAACTACCTTCCATGACTTTAGTGAGGTTTTCTGTTTTGAAAACCATTCTGAATGTTTTATCAGTCTCCCCAACTTTAATGGAAAATATATCAGAACTGACATTACCAGTATCAGAAACAACAAGACGAATCTCTTTACTATCGCCCTCTACTACTATTTCAGGCAAACCAAGTGTGTTGGCTGCATTGATAACTTGTTTAAAATCCTCTGTTTCCATTGAGAATTTTACTTCTGCATCTGGAAAAGTGATATCTTTTTCGGGTGGTGTTTGAAACATAGAACTACTTCCACAATACCGATACTCAGCGTATCTTTTGCCATCTGAAATTTTAACTGAATTTTCTCCAAATTCAAGTTCTGGATTATCAAATAGATTGATTGTTCCAAGAAAACGATTCAATTCATAAATTGGAAAGTTCTTTGGAAAGTTCTCTGTAATTTTAACAGATGCTAGAATTGTGTTCAGGGGAGATACAGTTTTGAGTGTATCACCTTCACGAAATTCTAAACTTTGATTGATTGTTGCGTAGTTCTTAAGGAACGTTACTGTGCTTTCACTTAATTTCATTGTTATCTCCTATTAGATTATCATGTACGTATAACATTATTATGACATAGTGTGCAATCTTTGTCAAGTCCTTTCTGTTACGACCAGCCTTTTTTCCATAACGTTGTGCATATTTGATGATATTGCCAATGCAGAACCCCTCCCCATGTCCTGCATCAGCGATAAATTCAGTTGATTGTACTCTGTTTTGAGAATAATGTGAAGAATAGGTAGAATCAATATGATTCTTTAATTCTTGAATATACACATCCTCATCAAAAACATATTTAATTTCTCTTTCGTTTATTTTTGGTTTTTCTATTTCTTCGTTTATCATAATCTTTCACTCTACTTTCATTATCCATTCCATGTGATGCAAACTCAAGTTTTGCAAGGCTTGCCATTGAGCCATTGAAAACATACGAACCAGTATGTGCTAATCTCATCCAAGGGCAAAGATAGATTTTGTAACCTATTTTACGAACAAATTGACAAAAGAAATAATCTTCTGACAAATACCTATCACTTTCATCAGAAACATTACCAAGATATTGTTTTGAATCAATAACAGTATCAAAATAAGCATGAATGTACCGATCACCAGTAAAATGTTCTGAGCGATTGTGGTCTGGTTTGTAAGTGAATTGTGGAAACGCTTCACGAAAATCGTCAAACACTTGCCTCTTTATCAACATAAAACCTGTTCCAATTTCAAGAACTTCTACTGGATCATTCACATTGATTTTCTTTGTATTTTCTACTGGATTGAAAACATAATCACCTGTGTATTCTTCCAAAACTTGTGGATCTTCATCTGCAAGTCCCATATCAACTGCATTACGAACCTTCTCCCAGGCAATACACTTCTTAGGGTAAGGGCCACCAATTATGTCTTTGTCTAAAGCTGCAAGAGTAAGAACATCTCTTGGATCAAAATGAATATCTGCATCTATGAACATTAAATGGGTGTATTCACTTCTCAAAAACTCATCACAGAGATAATTTCTTGCTCTTGGTATGAGTGATTCATTGAAGAGATAAAAATACTTCAAATCCATCTCATACTTTGCGGCTAGTGTTGATAGGTCACAACACGCTTTTGTATACATTCCACTACACATCCCACCATACATGGGAGTACAAACCATTATTTTTGCTTTACGTAATTCTTCAACTGGTACTTTAATGTCTACCATAATAACTCCACTTCAGGCCATAAAAAAATAGAGAGTGAGATTTCTCCCACTCTCTATATATCAACTAATTACCAAGGAATCTCTTCGGTCTTTCCGGCTTCCCACTCTGAATTTTCAGATTCAGGGTTTTCATCAACAGAAACCTTCTCATCCAACTTGGAGTAAAGGTCCATGAAAACATCTTTGGTTTGATCATCAAACCGAGCGACACACATTGCAATCGCTTTCATTCGATCCTTAAAGATTGAGAATGCATGAACGATGTGAACCAGACGCCGAGTAGCAATGATTTCATCAACTCCACCATCGTAAAAGGTCTTGCGAATCAAATCTGCCCAGTCAACTAGTTTCCCAGCATATTCCTCATCCAAACACCCAAGGAATTCCATGAGTTTAATGACGATTTTCTTCTCAACAGAAACAGAAGGATATTCTTGTTCTACGGTCACAGGAAATCTCTCAAGGAATGCTTCATTCAGGATGTTGGTCCCGATAAAACGTCCATCTTCAGAACCTTTGCCTTTGGTGTTTGCAGTCGCCATGACAGTGAAACCAGGCGCAGGACGAACAACCCGTCCTTCTTTTTTGATAAGGAGTGGATTGCCTTCCAGAACAGGCTGGAGACACATGATTTTGTTGGATGCAAGGTCAACCTCATCCAAAAGAAGGGTTGCACCACGTTCCATTGCCATCACAACTGGCCCATCTTGCCAGACAGTCCGACCATCAACCAGAGCGTAATGTCCGATCATGTCATCTTCATCAGTTTCAATAGTGATGTTTACACGAAACAATTCTTTTTTGATTTCAGCATGAACCTGTTCAATCATCATGGTCTTTCCATTTCCAGACAAACCAGTAATGAAAATCGGATAGAAATGACCAGATTTGGCAATGGTCTTAATGTCATTGTAATGCCCAAACTTTACATAACCATTCACTTTAGAAGGAACAAAAGATTCAACTACATTTTTGGGAAATTCAATCACGTTTGAAACATTTGGTGTTTCAGATACAGGAGTTTTCACGACAGGTGCTTTTGGCATAGGTTTTGCCAAAGTCACAAGATTACCACCCTCATCAAGAGTAGGAATACGAAATATACCCCTGCGAACAGAGTTTTCGGATGTCCACACAAATGATGGTGCATACTTGGATAGACCACAATTAGTAGCCCAGTCCATCAATTCTTGACGAGATGCTTCGCCATCTGGGAAATCACGCAAAAGACCTTGAATGATTTGTTGTCGTTTTTCAGTTGTTGCCATAACAAATACTCCGTCTTGGAGGTTTCAAAAAATAGAGAGGGAAAATCCCTCTCTCATCATCACACTTATATAATATCAAATGGAACTCTTAATGTCAAGTTTTTACGCAATCTTTTCAATAAATGCATTGAGCATCACACGATTTTGCAACTTGTTCTTGGTGTTCTTCTTGAGTGCCTTTCTCAATTCCGACTTGGACGCTCCGGCCTCAACTTCATTGATATGATTAACATTATCAATCACAAGTCCTTTAGAATTGATAATGTAAAGTTCATCATATGCAGTTCCAGTTTCAATCCAGAACTTATTCTTGCGATATTCTCTTACTTCATCATCTTTCAGATATCGGTTAATGACACCAACAAGACTTTGGACTCTGGAACTTTGAGTAAGAAAGAAACCAAGAAGATTAACACCAGTTGTTTCCTTAAGGAACCTGAGATATAAACTGGTAGTATCGGCTCTTCGGTAATAACGAGTATTGTTTTGTTCATTCATTACCCTCACTCTGGTTTTACGATCATCAATGACAACATGACTGTCAATAACACCATAACCATTTTCTTCAGAAGTGCTTTTGTAAGCATTGACAGGAGAACTTGCACCATCAGTCAGAAAAATAGCACTGACAATTTGTGCTTTGGTCTTGATCTTGTAATCTTCAATCAATGACTTTGCAGTAATGATTGTATCATCAAGGGGAGTACCACCCAAATTATAATTGTAAGGAATGCCAAAATATTTGGTTCTGTCAAATCCAAAATACCGATTTGAATAACCACCAAAACCATCTGCGAGCAACAAAAGATTTTTGATTCCTGCAACAAAATCAGATCTTCTCATTCTTGAAGAAATCAGATTAAGAAGACTGAAATAATTGTTAATCAATAAATCCTTGTTACGATAGTCCGCTATTTTTTTATCATCAATGGTATATTCACTGGTGATATCACGATTACGATAATTATCATATGCATTGGAATTGTTTCTCATACTCCGGCGAGTGTAAGAATCACTGAATGCATAGACTTCAAAGGGAATCTGCACTTTCTGGCAGAACATCGCAAGATTTACGACTTGATGAATAGTATCATGAATCATTCCTGACATTGAACCAGACCAATCAATGAACATGACCATTGCATGGTTCTTGCCCTCTGGAAGATTGGTGATTTGTTGAAAAAGATTCTCACTATACTTGTAAGCGTGAATCTTGTTCATGTCAAGAGTTCCTTTTTTTGAATTGTATGCTCTGCGATGAATGTCTGCAGCTTTCTTCATTTCAAATTCTTTGACCATGTAACTAATCATCTTCTCATTGTCTTTACGAAACTGATTGTAAAGATCAATTCCATGTTTCTCAGCACTTTCATGTTGTCTGTAAAATTCAGAGATTTCTTCAGAGACAATTTTATAATCAACAATTAGATTTTCGTAATGAACCTTTGGAAAAGATACATAAGAAGGAGCATAATGACGATCACCCATTTCGGCGATTGATTCTTCATTCTTACGAAAGTTTTGATCAGTATGAGAAGTAGGAACAAACTCATTCTCGGAGAATGGATTTCCTTGTCCACCTTCAGAACCAAATGACATTTGTTCATTTGAAGATTCAGACGGCTTTTCATCCGACTCATCTGATGGTTTTTCTTCAGTACCTTCAGACGATTCTTTTTCTTCGCTTCCAGAAGAATTGGAATTTCCAGAACCAGATTTTTCATCATTTCCTTCTTCGCCTTCCTTACTAGGAGAAGGAAAATCTGATTCGGTCATTTCATCCAAATCCAACATATCCACTGGTGATTCGCCAGTCATTGACATATCATCATTTTCATTTTCATCCGAATCACTCTCAGCAGAAGCAAAGTTGAAGTCAGCATAACTGTTATCGGTTTCAGATTCGTTTTCTTTACAGTATGCAAAAAGAGCATCTGTGACTCTGACAACATCTTCAAAGGTTTCAGTTCCCATGACTTTATCAACCCATTCTCGCTCTTCTTCGGTGAAATCAATTCCGTAACTTCCACCCGCTTTGGTGTAAAGATTGATTCTATCAATTAGATTCAGTTCGTTGACATCAGCATTCATTTCACGCAAACCAAAGAAATCAGCATTCATGAGTTCATTATAACCATCATTCATCGCTTTTCTTGCGCCAGGGAATTTCCTCTTGATTTTCTTCTCAATACGTGCATCTTCTACAACGTTAAGAAATGACTTGTAACCATTTCCCTTGTCGCTGATTGAGGAATGCCATCCCTCTTCAGGAGTCCAGAGTGCATGACCAACTTCGTGAGAACAGAAAAGGTCATAGACATCAGAACCAGGCTTCCATTTAAGAATAGGTAGGTACAGTACACGATTTTTCACATCGAATGCCGCTGTGGGAATCTTTTTATGTTCAACAGAAATATTCTCTGCGGCCATCAACTTGGCAAGAACTGATTTCTGTTCAACTAATTTAGTATCGTTTTTCATAATCAATAAAGTGGTAGGGGGTTATACCTCAACATCACAATTATAGTATACAAACTTCTGAGGGATTTGTCAAGTTTTTTTCTTTTGACTTCTTTTTGGGGATGTTTCGTGCGTAGTCGCCTGTTCCATCGTCAAGGTGACAATACCCTTCCAATGAATATCCTTCATACTTCTTCAGCAGTTCTTTGCGTTCTTTCTTGGACAAGTTTCTATTCATTTTCACTCCTTTCTTATCACATTTATATAATAACAAAAAAACAGAGGAATGTCAAATTTTTTTAATCATTTTCATTTTCAGGAGAAATCATATCTCTTGTAAGTTTTGTTTTTGGAACATTACTTGCAATCCACCCCATGAGTTGTTTCTTGATATCACTTTCGGGTGCAACTGACTTGCCTTCTTTCTTGAAGGTAAGGTAGGTAAAATCTTTTACGAGAATGTCACCCTGTTTTGTCTTGACCATCTTCTTTGTCTCTGGGTCTACATAAGGAATAGTATTTTCACGATTGTTGAGAATTACACGAACACCACCATTTAGTCCTCTGGGAATTTTGCCTTTGATGACGTTATACATACTGGTTGCAGCTCCTTCATGAGAAAGAAGCATAATATCTTCTGGTACTACTCTTTCACGATTTCTATTATTCATAATTGCAACTGCATAATTTGTCAGAACCCAAGTAAGATGAATGTTTTTTGGGTCATATCCAGTAGTAAGAAGTATGGGAAGAACATCTGTAATATCAGTAGCATCTTTCATGGTAATATCAAACATAATGTTGGGCAACCTACTGGTGTTTGCATCTCTGAGCAGAAATTCTAGTGACCTATCTTTAATTCCCTTTTCTTTCACAAACATATGAAGTTTGTATACATCTTTTGGATTTTTAAGATGAAGATTTCTCAACTCTTTATATTCATCTTTAATTTGTGCTAGTTTGAGGTATGCTTTTTTCCATTCGTCAACATCACGTATCTTGAATTTTTCTTTTTCCATAAAGTTAGAAATTGCAAACCCTTTTCCAGAACCAGCACCACCTGCTAAAAATACAATTTGACCATATCTTTTACCTTGATTGTAAAGAATAAGTTTTTCTTCAAGATATTGTTGTTCTGTGAGATAATTTTGGAAAGATAACATAGGAATCCGTCTTATACAATTAATCTTTGATATTAATATTTATAAAATGGAAAGTTGAATGGCAGGCCATGAAGGTGCTGCCCCCTCTACACAGGATTTGGAGTCCCATGGCTACAGCTGGTAGATGACCTATGGTGGAGCGAGTGATGGGGCACGATCCCACGACCTCAACCTTGGCAAGGTTGCGCTCTACCAAACTGAGCTACACTCGCATTAAGATTGACCTGTTATACTTCTAAAATCTTTACCAGTTCTTTAGTTAAATTCATTGCCACTACTGTAGCAGGAATAACACTACCTAACATAACAGCTTTATCATTCCAATAAAATCCTACTGCCGTCCAAGAATATGCTCCAATCACATAAAATACTTGTCCAAATAAAGGTAAGTCTGAATTCTGTAAAAATATTCCTATGACGGCGGATACAACTCCAATCCATTTGAAGTATGTATCTGGTCCACCTGTTGGTGTGCTTGGCGAAACCTCTTCAAACTGTTGTTGCATTTCTTCAAGTTCTTCTTGAAGTCGCCTTTTTTCTTTCGACAATTCCATTGCAAGACTTCCCGCCTTGCTCATTTGCCTTTCTTCTTTAAAATCTTTAGTATCCATAATTATTTTATTGGCGGCTCCAATGGGATTTGAACCCATGTCTTCGCCGTGACAGGGCGATGTCCTAGACCTGACTGAACGATGGAGCCTAGTAGAACTATTTTATATTGTACATTACTAGAGCAGGCGGACAATATCAACACCAGAAGGAAAAGGATCTGTACATTCCTTCCTCTCATAGATCTGTTCATTATCCTTCCAGACAGAGAATTCTCCGTTTTCGCCTCCTATCAAGTGAAAATCATTTTTAACATAATCAGTTAAAAATACTATCTCTTCTATTAACCTAATAGCGTAAGGTAAGTAGTTTCA